ATGACTGATATCGGTGATGTCAGGGAGAAGACTGGGCGGAATCTGGAGGCCGGCAGGGTTTTGGCCAGTGCGATCGAGGTGCCTCGCGCTCCGGACGCGACGAAGGCGCAGAGCGGTGACGAGCTTGGCGCGGAAGCGAACGCTTTCGACGGATTCGTCGCAGGTCTCGACCGGGACTGGGCTTTTGCGGCACTCCCCGGCCAGAGGCCGCCGGAGGGCGACTGGCGCACATGGCTGATCATGGGCGGGCGCGGATCCGGCAAGACGCGGGCCGGCGCCGAATGGGTGCATGCGCTGGCGTGTTCGGCCGGAGAGCGGTCCGATCTTCGCATTGCTCTCGTTGCTGAAACGCTGGGCGATGCCCGCGAGGTGATGGTGGACGGTGTGTCCGGCATCTGCCGGATTGCGGCACGGCACTGGCCGGAATTCGAGATTTCACGCAAACGGCTGGTCTGGCCGAACGGCACGGTGGCGCAGATCTTTTCCTCCGAAGATCCTGAAGCCCTGCGCGGACCGCAGTTTCACTATGCCTGGTGCGACGAGATCGGCAAATGGAAGCATGCGCAGGAGACGTTCGACATGCTGCAGTTCGGTCTGCGGCTGGGACGCGATCCGCGCCAGCTGGTGACGACGACGCCGCGACCGGTGCCGGTGCTGAAGCAGCTGATTGCCGACCCGGCCACGCGGCTGGTCAAGATTTCCACCGCCGGTAACGCCGGCAATCTGGCGCCGGGTTTTATCGCGGCGCTGGAGCGACGCTATGGGGGTACTCGGCTCGGGCGCCAGGAACTCGGCGGCGAGCTGATCGAGGACCGCGACGACGCGCTGTGGAAGCGTGGCGATCTCGAGGCCTGCGTGACGCGGTTCACCGGAGTTTTGCGACGCATCGTGGTGGCGGTCGATCCGCCCTCGGGATCCGGCGAAAACTCCTGCTGCGGCATCGTCGTGGCCGGTGTCGAGGCAAGCGAAGGTTCGACTGGCCGGGCGGTGGTGCTGGCCGACTGTTCTGTGACCGGCCAGACGCCGGGCGGCTGGGCGAAGGCCGTGGTGAAGGCCTATGCGCGGTTTTCGGCGGATCGGGTCGTGGCCGAAGGCAACCAGGGCGGCGACATGGTGCCGGCGATGCTCAAAAGCATCGACGTCAACCTGCCGGTGACGGTGGTGCACGCATCCCGCGGAAAGTTTGCCCGCGCAGAACCGGTAGCCGCCCTCTACGAGCAGGGACGCGTCGTGCATGCGGGACGGTTTGCGGAGCTGGAAGACCAGATGTGCGATTTCGGACCCAACGGCCTGTCATCGGGACGCTCGCCGGACCGGCTGGACGCGCTGGTCTGGGCGCTGACGGCGCTGGTCCTCGACGGCCAGGGCGAACCGCGGGTGAGGGGGATCTGATTGGTTGCGGTGCGGCGCTGTTGGTGAACGGAGCAAAAAGAAGCGGCCCCGGGAGGGCCGGACAGGCTGCTGGCAAAGGCACTATCAAGAAAATCTCAAGGTCACTGAAATCGAGCGAGCCGGTTGCTCCAAACTCCCTCATCCTCGCCCTTGTGGCGAGGATCCAGTCAGCTAAAGTCCTTGAGCCCAGAGAGTCCCTTGACCCGAAAGACGTCGGGTCGCTGGATCCCCGCCACAAGGGCGAGGATGAGGGAGAGTGGGGTATCCCTCTCGCCAACAAGCTTTTCTTAGGGTGTTGTAATCAACGAAAAGGCGGCCCGAGGAAGGCCGCTCTGATGTCATTTTATTAGATGCCGGCTGCTGCCAGCAGTTGCAATTCAGCTTTTTGCTGGGACGACCGGAGCGCTGTCGCGCATCTGCTTCCATTCGGATTCCATGCGCTCGAGGACGTGCTGCGGTACCGACTTGGCGGCGGCTGTCTGGGCGGTCTGCTGCATCATCATGGTCTCCGGATTGTGCGCTGCACCATCATGGTGGTGCGCCCCTATGAACGTCGCATGGTTGGATTGGTTCCATATCCTTTATGTAAAGTAAATCGTCCCTAAGCGACTAAAACGATTTAGTTTTTTCTAAACCGATTGAAACCTCCGAACGCCGTAAAGGGATAGGCTTAACATGGGATACGAGCGTGGATTTTTCTATGGTCGCGTGCGTCAGAACCCTTTCAGCGGTCGTCTCTTAAGTGGTCAGGTGGCCGGGCTGGCTGCTGTTCTGGACGCCTGGGAGGCGCGTGAGCCTATGGAGGGCGCCGCGGCGCTCGCCTATGTTCTGGCGACCGCGTTCCATGAGACGGCTGCGACGATGCAGCCGGTGCGCGAAACGCTGGCCAAGACCGACCAGCTTGCGGTGACGCGGCTGGAAAGCGCTTATCGCGCCGGCCGGCTGCGCACGGTGAAGACGCCGTACTGGCGTTACGATGCCGATGGCCGGACCTGGCTGGGACGCGGGCTCGTGCAGCTGACCCACAGGCGCAACTACCAGAAAATGTCGGCGCTGACCGGCATCGATCTCATCGCGGCACCTCATCGCGCCATGGAGATGGATGTGGCGGTAACAATCCTGATCGAGGGCATGCGGGCCGGCAGTTTCACCGGCCGCAAGCTGGGGGATTATTTTGGCCCTGGTAAATCGGACTGGGTCGGGGCGCGAAAAATCATTAATGGCAATGACCGGGCGGCGCTGGTGGCTGGCTATGCCAAGGCGTTCGCGGCGGCGTTGCGGGACGATGCGGCGATGGCGGCCTGAACGTCTTCAGAGCGAATTGATCCCGGATCGAGTGAAGGATGAAACGATGAGATTTCCATTCCGGCGTCCCGGACTTGCCCGCACTGCGCCGCCCCAGGAAACCAAGGCGGCGTCCGGGCTGTCGTCGGGCTTTGCGATCGTGTCGGGCGATGGCACAGCGCACTGGTCCGGACGGTCCTATGCGGCGCTCTCAAAGACCGGGTTCATGAAGAACCCGATCGCTTATCGGGCCATGCGGATGGTGGCGGAGGCTGCCGCCGCCGTGCCGTGGCTGGCCTACCGGGGAACGAGCGAGGCAGCCGATCATCCGGCCCTGTCGCTTCTGGCACGACCGAACGGGCGCCAGAGCGGACCTGATTTCTTCGAGACGCTGTACGGGCATCTGCTTTTGTCCGGCAATGCCTATGTGGAGCCGTTGGCGCTTGGCGGCGACCTGCGCGAACTGCATCTGCTGCGGCCGGACCGGGTGAGCGTCGTCGAGGGCCGCGACGGCTGGATTGCCGCCTATGATTATCGCGCCGGGCAGGTAACCCGGCGGCTTGCCGTGGATCGCGACGGTCCGGGGCTGCTGCATCTGAAGCTGTTTCATCCGCTCGACGACCATAGCGGCCTGTCGCCGCTGGTGGCGGCTGGCGCAGCGCTCGACCTTTCCAATGCGGCGGCGGGCTGGAACAAGGCGCTGCTCGACAATTCCGCCCGGCCTTCGGGCGCGCTGGTCTACCAGCCGAAAGACGGCGGCAATCTTTCGGCGGATCAGTATCAGCGGCTGAAGGACGAACTGGAGGCGGGCTATTCAGGCGCGGTCAATGCCGGCCGGCCGCTGCTTCTGGAAGGCGGGCTGGACTGGAAGGCGATGGGGCTTTCGCCAAAGGACATGGATTTCATCGAGGCAAAGAACGGTGCCGCCCGCGATATCGCGCTGGCGCTCGGCGTGCCGCCGATGCTGATCGGCATTCCCGGCGACAATACCTATGCCAACTACCAGGAGGCCAACCGCGCCTTCTACCGCCTGACGGTGCTGCCGCTGATTGCCCGCACGGCCGCAAGCTTTTCCACCTGGCTTTCCGATACGCTTGGGGAGGGACTTCGGCTGGAGCCGGATCTCGACCGGGTGGCCGGGCTGTCGGCCGAGCGCGAGGCGCTGTGGGCGCGGATCGGGGCTGCAGGCTTCCTGACGGAGGACGAAAAGCGCGAGGCGGTCGGCTATTCGGCGTGATTGCGCGATCGCGGCTCAAGGTGTAATTTGTAATACGGTGTATTACAGATGGAGATCGTCATGGCAGACGCCAAATCCGAAAAGCCCGCTCTCTCGGACCCGATCACGCTGCGCGTGCCGCAGGACATTCTCGACGACATCGAGAAGATCGCCGAGACATCCGATCGCAGCAGAAGCTGGGTGATCGTCCGGGCGCTGAAATATTATCTGATGGCGGAGGGGAATGACATCCTGCAGATCCGCAAGGGCGAGGAACAGATTGCGCGCGGCGAATTTGTCGATGCGGAGGAGTTCTTCGCGGAGGTGCTCGACGAGAAGAAGAGCGACGCAGCCTGATGCGGATCAGGCTCTCCAAGGATGCGGCGCTCTTTCTGAGAAGCGAGCAACGTTATCTGGAGCGTTTCAATCCGCGCGCCGCCGAAGCGGTGCTGCGGCAATTGCGGGGATCGATGCGGCTGTTGCTGGACTATCCGCAAGCCGGGAGCCCGATTGAGGCGCTGGAAGGCCGGCGCCGTTTCGTGTCCGGCGAATATGTCATCGACTATAGGATGGAGAAGGGGATCGTCTCCGTTTCCCACATCCGACACGGCCGACAGTTGCCGCCCGATCTATTAGCGGACGCACCGGCAGACGAAGGAAACTGAGAGACTCAACTTCTCAAACCCCTGACTCAACTCGTCAACGCTTTCTCTCAAGCGATTCAGGGGATTGACGAAAACCGGAAGGCCTCATGTGGCGCGTGAAGACGTGCCGAGGCCGTGGCGGTTGCGGATGGAGATCCGCTTTCCGGCTGACACTCTCAACATAACCCAGAAAGTTTAACGATGGCTGACCTTGGGCATGATCCGGGAACGCTCGGCGTGTGGGCTGCGCGGACCGCTGGTGCGGTGGCAGGTGCGGGCGTTTCGCTCGTCTATCTCCTGCCGAAAAGCGGGCACGAGGCGGCGAGCCGGTTTCTGACCGGGGTGGCCTGCGGTCTGATCTTCGGCGGTCCGGCCGGGCTTTGGCTGATGGCACGGCTTGGGATCAGCGGGGAGCTTCCCGAGCCGGAGATCTTGCTGGCCGGATCGGCTGCTGCCAGTCTCTCGGCCTGGTGGGTGCTGGGCGCGCTGTCGCGCCTAGCCGAGCGATACGGGCGCCGCAGGGAGTAAGGCACTCCCGACGGCGACCTCCTTCCGCCGCGCGCGGATGGGTTCGACAGGTTCAATGACATTGCAGGAGATCCCGATGCACGCTGACCGCGGGCAATGCCCGCCCATGCGCCCGAATGTGCGCAAATTCGCCAATCTGGAACTGGCCGGCATTGCCGGCGACGGCACGTTTTCCGGTTATGCCAGCGTGTTCGGCGAGGTCGATCTCGGTCGTGACCGGATCGAACGGGGGGCTTTTCTGTCCTCGCTGGTCGAACGCGGCGCAACCGGTGTGCGCATGCTTTACCAGCACGACCCGAACGAGCCGATCGGCGCCTGGAAGACGATCCGCGAGGATGGTCGCGGGCTGTTTGTCGAGGGCGTGCTGTCGCCGGGCGTCGCCCGATCGCGGGAAGTGCTTTCCCTGATGAAATCCGGTGCGCTGGACGGGCTTTCGATCGGGTTTCGAACCGTGCGGGCGCGCACCGACGCCAAGACGGGGGTGCGGCGCATTCTCGAGGCGGATCTGTGGGAAATCTCCGTCGTGACCTTTCCGATGCTGCCATCGGCCAGGGTGTCCGACGTCAAGCATCAGCGGTTCTTTCGCGACCGCGAGACGGAGCTCGTTCGCCAGATGCGGCGGGCGGCAAACCTGATGCGGAAATCGTCGTTCAGGCAAAACAAGGCTTAACAGAGAAGGACAGGACATGATGACGGGACAGGGACATGTAACTGGAAATGCCGCCGTGGCGCCGGAAGTGAAAGCCGTGCCGGAAACGGTGACGGCAGCGCTCGACGAATTCATGGAGGCGTTCGAGGCCTTCAAGGACGTCAACGACCGAAGGCTTGGCGAGATCGAGCAAAAGCTGACCGCGGACGTGGTGACCCGCGACAAGGTGGACCGCATCAACCGGGCCATGGACGACCAGAAACGGGTGCTGGACCAGCTGGCGCTGAAGAAGGCGCGACCGCCGCTCGGTGGTCACGGTGGCTACGGCCAGGGCGGCGAACTGTCGCCTGAGGCATTGGAGCACAAGGCGGGGTTCGACGCCTATATCCGTCGCGGCGAGGACAGTGGGCTGCGCGAGCTGGAGGCGAAGGCGTTTTCGGTCGGGGTCGGAACCGATGGCGGCTATCTGGTGCCGCCGGAGACCGACACGGAAATCGGCCGCCGCGTGTCCGTCGTGTCGCCGATGCGGGCGCTTTCGACCGTGCGCACCGTCTCGACCTCCGTCCTGAAGAAACCGTTCTCGACGACGGGGCTGACCACCGGCTGGGTGGCGGAAACGGCAGCGCGGCCGCAGACCAATACGCCGCTTCTGGCCGAACTCGCCTTCCCGACCATGGAACTCTACGCCATGCCGGCCGCCACCCAGGCGCTGCTCGACGATGCGGCTGTCGACATGGAGGCCTGGATCGCCGGCGAGGTGGACATCGTGTTTGCCGAGCAGGAGGGCGATGCCTTCGTGCGCGGTGACGGGGTAAACAAGCCGAAGGGTTTTCTCGCCTATACGGCTGTTGCCGATGCGAGCTGGGCCTGGGGCAGCCTCGGCTATATCGCAACCGGTGTTGCCGGCGGCTGGAAGGCGACCAATCCCTCCGACACGCTGGTCGAGGTGATCTACGCGCTCAAGGCCGGCCACCGCCAGAACGGTACGTTCATGATGAACCGCAAGGTGCAGGCCGATATCCGCAAGTTCAAGGATGTCGACGGCAACTACCTGTGGCGGCCGCCGGCAAGTGCGGGCCAGCCTGCCTCGCTGATGGGCTTTCCGATCGCAGAAGCCGAGGAGATGCCCGACATCGCCGCAAGCTCGACATCGCTTGCCTTCGGTGACTTCCGCTCGGGCTATCTCGTGGTCGATCGGGCAGGTGTGCGCATCCTGCGCGATCCGTATTCCGCCAAGCCCTATGTGCTGTTCTACACCACCAAGCGGGTCGGCGGCGGGGTGCAGAATTTCGAGGCGATCAAGCTGGTGCGGTTCGCCGTGAGCTGATCGGCCAGGCGCACCGACACTTGCCGGAACTGCCTGTCATCCGGCCATCCCCACCGTCTTCCCGCATCAACGGGGAGAGGGTGGGGCAGGGCCGGATATCATCTTCGACGAGGATCCCCATGACCTATGCCCAGACCGCTCCGCCCCTGGCGGAACCGCTGACGCTTGCCGAGGTCAAGGCGCATCTGCGCCTTGACGGTGCCGATGAGGATGCGCTGATCGGATCGCTGATTTCCACTGCCCGCGAGCATGTGGAGCGCGAGACGGGCTTGTGCCTGATGGCGCAGACCTGGCGCCTCTATCTCGACTTCTGGCCAGTCGATGGCGTGATCCGCATCCTCAAGTCTCCCGTGCAAGCGATTCAGAGCGTTACGATTTACGATTCTGCAGGCACTGCGGTTGATGTGTCGCTTGAAGACCATCTGCTCGACGGCAGGGGACGACCGGCGCGGCTTTGGCTGCGCAAGACGATCGCTCCCGGCCAGGCGTTGAACGGGATCGAGATCGACTTTTCCGCCGGCTATGGCGAGGCCGGGACCGATGTGCCGGATACGCTGAAGCGGGCGATGCTGATCCATATCGGCCACATGTTCGCCTTCCGCGGCGTGCTGTCGCCGGACCAGCAGCCGGCGGGAATTCCCGATGGCTACGAGCGCCTGATCGCGCCCTTTCGCATGCGGAGGCTGTGATGGTGGTGTTTCTCGATCCGGGCCAGATGACCGCCCGGCTGGAGCTGGAAGAGGCGGTTTCCGTGTCCGACGGTCAGGGTGGCGCGACCGTGACCTGGCAATCGGTGGCGGCCGTTTGGGCAAAGATCGAGCCGGTTTCCTTTGTGGTGACGGAGGCGGCAAGTGCCGAGGTGGGCACGGTCAGTCACCGGATCTGGATAAGGTTTCGAGCCGATGTCGCGTCAGGGCAGAGGCTGACCAAGGGCGCGCGAATTTTCCTGCTGAAACTGGTGCGCGACCCTGACGAGACCGGCCGCTATCTGGTCTGCCAATGCGAGGAGCAGGCACCATGACCTCAGCCTCCAACGCCTTGATGAAGGCGGTGCATGCGCGGCTGACCGGCGATGCGGCACTGACGGCGCTGGTCGGCCAAGGCGGTGTGCACGATCGGCTGATGCCGAAGCCGAAACTGCCGGCGATCGCCTTCGGAGAGTGGGAGACGCGCGACTATTCGACCGGCACGGAACCGGGCGAGGCGCATACGCTGACGATCACCGTATGGTCGCATGCCGAGGGGCGCCGGCAGGCGCAGGAGATCGCAAGCCGGGTGGATACGCTGCTGCACGATACGGCGCTGACGCTGGAGGGGTTTGTGCTGGTGAGCCTGTTGCGGACGGGGTCGCGCACCAGGCGCGAGCCGAACACGCGGTATCTTCAGGTCGAGCTGCGCTATCGCGCGGTGACCGAGTGAGAGGCCGCCATGCGGTTACTCTGCCGGACGAGATGCATCAGGAAGATGATGCCGGTAAGCGCCAAGCCGGCCAGAAGGACGGTGACGACGAGAACCGTGAGTGCGCCCGAACGATCGAGAAGTGCTGTGAACACGACGGGGGCGAGCGCATTGGCAAGGTTCTGCGGCATGGACAGCCGTGCGGCCTGGCGGCCGTAGTCGCGCGGTGAAAACAGGGCGAGCGGCAGCAGCGCCTTTGCAACCTGCAGGACCGCCGAGCCGATGCCGTAAAGCCCGATGAAGATCCACAGCGTCGCGGTCGACGACGGCAGGACGATGAGGCTGAGAAAGCCGAGGATCATGAAGCTGTTGCCGGTCACTGCCGTAATGAACGGATTGCCGCGCTTGCCGAGCAGCATATCGAAGGCACGCGCCGATATGCCGATGACGCCACGTGCTGCGGCAAGCTGCAGGGCAAATTCAGGCGCAGCACCGGATTGCCGCAACAGTTCCAGAAGCGACGGCGACACGCCGTAGGATGCGAAGGAGGCAATCGTGGTGGCGGTGGCGACCAGAAGGAAGGCGAGCTTGCCTTGCCGGGCGGTAAAGGCGACCGGCGGCCCATCGACACCGGCATCGGCGGTGTCCCAGGCGATCGGCTTCGGCAGGGCGAACAGATAAAGCGGCACGCAGACGAACAGATGCAGGAAAGCGCAGACCATCAGCGTGGTGCGCCAGCCGATGAGATCGTTGCCGAGACTGAGCAGCGGCCAGAAGATGGTGGCGGAGAGGCCTGTAAACAGCATCAGGATGGTGATGCTGCGACGACCCTTCGTGCCTTCACGCTCGACCACGGCAGCATAGGCCGGCGCTGACAGGCAGAAGGCGCCGCCGGCACCGAGCAGGATCCACGCGACCGCATAGAGCGGCAGGCCGTTCGCAAGCGACAGCACGAGCAACCCGACGCAGAAGAATAAGGAACCGGCGGCCAGAACCTTTGCTGCCCCATGGCGGCCGAGCAGCCGCCCGACGAGCGGACCGCAAAAGGCGCTGGCGAGCATCATCACCGACAGTCCGGCAAACACCATTTCGTTGGCAAGGCCGAGATCGGGCGCGATGGAGCGACCGAGAACGCCGAGGCTTTCGAACGTGGTGCCCCAGCCGATGAGTTGCGTGATGGCGAGAACGCCGATGGTCCGGGCGGACCGGAGGGGGGACTTGGTCAATGCGTTATCGCGATGGGAAGCGGGCAAGGGGAAGTGCCCCGCGGCTGTAGCAGGTCGGCACGAAACCCGAAAGCATCAATACTTGAAAGCGGTTGGAAAAAGGATCGGGACATGGTGGCACAGAAGGGCAAGGACCTTCTCCTGAAGGTGGACAATAGCGGGACGTTTCTGACCGTAGCGGGGCTGCGCTCCAGGCGGATCGCCTTCAACGCCGAAACGGTCGACATTACCGATGCCGAAAGCAGCGGGCGCTGGCGCGAACTTCTGGGCGGGGCGGGGGTGCAGCGGGCATCGCTGAGCGGTTCGGGCATCTTCAAGGACGGCACGAGCGACGCGCTGGTGCGCAGCACGTTCTTTGCCGGCACGATCCTGTCCTGGCAGATCATCATCCCCAGTTTCGCGACGCTCGCGGGGGCGTTCCAGGTGACGGCGCTCGAATATTCCGGCGAGCACAATGGCGAAATCCGGTTCGAGATTGCGCTCGAATCCGCTGGCGTGGTGAGTTTCACAGCATTGTAGGAGCATGAAAGGGGGATTTCATGGGCATGCATGGACGGGCCAACCGCCGCCGCGGCGAGGTGGAGGCCGAAATGGACGGCGAGCGGCGGATCCTGTGTCTGACGCTGGGCGCGCTGGCGGAACTGGAAACGGCCTTTGCGGCGAGCGATCTGACGGAGCTTGCGGGGCGGTTCTCCTCCGGGCGGATGAAGGCAGCCGACATGATCCGCATCATCGGGGCCGGCCTTCGCGGCGGCGGCAACCTGATTACCGACGACGAGGCGGCGGCGATGAGCGTCGATGGCGGCATCCTCTCCTGCGCGCGGATCGTCGGCGAGTTGCTGAGCGCGGCCTTCGGCACGGATGAGGGACCGTCACCGGCAAACCCCTGATGGCCGCAGCGGGCGGGAAGGTGCAGGTGTTTGAGCCTTTTCCATGGGATGCGGCCATGCATGCCGGTCTCTGCCTGCTGCGGCTTTCCGCACCGCAATTCTGGGCGATGACGCCAAGAGAGCTGTTTGCCGCAACCGGCGGTCTGGTGAAACGCCCGACGTCGATCGAGCGTGCCGGGCTGGAGACGCTGATGCGGGCTTTTCCGGATGGCTAGTGCACCTTGCGCTTCATGACATGTGACCAACCGAGGCGACTAAGTGCGGTCCTTCATCGTTGACTGGATCGATACTTGGATCGACGTAGTTCACGACTGTCCCGGCAGGTAGTCTGATCGTCAGGGTTCTTTCGGTCAGATCCTCGCCGGAGAAGATCGCGACCTTGAAGGTGATGTAGTTTCCGCGCTTTCTCGCCAGGGTTCGCGGAGCCGACTTGAGGTCGAAGGCGCACCGGAACTCGACCGCGCGGGGCGTTGTCTGTCGATCTATCCAGCCTGGGATGGCGATGAAATACTGCAGCTTGCCCGCTTCGACGCTGGGAGTGAGCTCCCTGACGGAGCCATCCACATTCTTGCGAACGAATTTCACGCTGGTCATCGGCATTTTGCGAAACCCGACAGTGGCCTGCACCTCGACGATATTAAAGTTTCGTCTGTTCCAGTTAATGATCCGGATCCAATCATACTGTTTGTCCTCGCGCATGACGACGCGCTCAATCGTCGGCGGCGCATCGCCCAGCATGAAGGCAGGCTGCCGACGCTGCTGGGAAAGCTGGCCATGTGCCAGAAACGTTCCAATGATGGCAGCCACCAGAGCTGCCCAACCGCTGGTCGCGCTGGCCCAGTCCTGAGCGGTGCATCTGGTCGGCTCGCACAGGGCGAAAGTGAGTACCGGGAGGTAGACGCTGCCGTAAACCGTGACCCAGGCTGCAGCCGGTAAAACAGCTAGAAACAGAATGATCCATCCCAGATTGTTGCGGAACCATGTTCGATCGATCGGCACCTGGCTTCCTCCATCATAAGGAGTGACGATGAATAATGCAATCTAGCATTGTTCTTGCCTGCCGCAAGTCGGCGGATCGGCGAAATTTGAACGGGAGCGGATGCCATGGATCCAGATGATGAGACGTTCGGTGCGGCCGTGACGGGGGCTGAGGCCTTGTCTGGTGTGATGGCGGATCTCGAGGCGCGCTCGGACCGGTTCGGCCGGGCTTTGATCAGTGCGCTGAGCTCGGCGACGACGCGTGGCAAGGGGCTCGACGACGTGCTGAAGGGGCTCGGCAACCGGCTGGCGGAAATTTCGCTGTCCGCGGGGCTGAAACCGCTCGAAAGTCTGCTGGGCAATGCGGTGAGCGGGCTGATCGGTTCGGTGACGCCGTTTGCCGATGGCGGCGTCGTGCGGGCGCCGACCTTCTTTTCGATGGGCGGCGGGACCGGGCTGATGGGCGAGGCGGGGGCCGAGGCGATCCTGCCGCTTCGGCGCGGACCGGACGGCGCGCTCGGCGTGGCCTCAGCTGGCGGCGGCGGGGGAGCGCAGGTGGTGTTCAACGTGACGGCGACGGATGCGGCAAGTTTCCGCAAAAGCGAAGGCCAGATTTCGGCGATGCTGGCACGCAGCGTTTCGCGCGGAAACCGAGGATTGTGAGGGGCAGCGATGAGCGGATTTCATGAGGTGCGCTTTCCCCTGCGGGTGGCGCTTGGCGCCTCCGGAGGACCTGTGCGCCGGACCGATATCGTCAACCTGTCGAATGGACGGGAGGCCCGCAACCAGCGCTGGCGGGATTCACGGCGAAGCTATGAGGCCGGATCCGGTGTGAAATCGATTGCCGATCTCTATGCGGTTCTGGAATTCTTCGAGGCACGCGGCGGCCAGCTCTACGGGTTTCGGTTTCGCGATCCGGTCGACTGGAAATCCTGCGGCCCGGGGCAGGTGATCTCTGCAAGCGACCAGCGGATCGGGGTCGGCGACGGGGCGACCTCGGCGTTCTCGCTGACAAAAACCTATGCGGATGCGGCCGGCAGCTGGGAGCGACGGATCACCAAGCCGGTGGCGGGAACGGTGGTCGTGTCGGTCGGCGGCGTGGCGAAGGCGGCGAGCTCCTTCACTGTCGATACGACGACCGGCACCGTGACGTTTGCGGCCGGGCATGTGCCGGCAGCCGGCCAGATCGTGCGGGCCGGGTTCGAATTCGACGTGGCCGTGCGCTTCGATACCGACCGGATCGAGATCAATCTGGCGCATTTCGATGCCGGGCGGATCCCGGCCATTCCATTGACGGAGGTGCTGGCATGAGGGCGATACCGGCGGGTCTGGCAGGCCATCTTGCGGGCGAGGCGACCACGATCTGCTACGGCTGGCGGGTGACGCGACGTGACGCGGCGGTTCTGGGGTTTACCGAGCATGATCGCGATCTGGTCTTCGACGGAACGACGTTTCTGGCGGCGAGCGGTTTTGCGGCGAGCGAGGCGGAACAGGCGCTGGGCATGGCCGCCAGCGCGGAAGAGGTGGAGGGTGGCCTCTCGAGCGCGGCGATCGACGAGGCGGATCTCGCAAGCGGGCGCTATGACGGCGCGCGGGTCGAGCTGTTCGTGGTCAACTGGGCGGATCCCGCTCAGCATATGCTTTTGAACGTTCGCGAGATCGGCGAAGTTTCGCGATCGGGCGGGGCCTTCAGGGCGGAGCTGCGCAGCCTTGCGCATCGGCTGGGGCAGCCGCAGGGCCGTGTCTATGGCAGGCGTTGCGACGCAAGCCTTGGTGATGCGCGCTGCCGGGTGGACCTCTCGGCCTGGCGAGGGAATGGCATGGTGGATGCAGTGATCGATAAAAGCCGCATCGTCGTGTCGAGTCTGTCCGGTTTTGCCGATGGATTTTTCGGCCGTGGCATTGCGGAATTTGCGGCCGGGCTGCAGGTCGATGTCGAGCTTTACGAGCGACGCGACGACGGCAAGGCGGTGCTGACATTCTGGTTGCCGCTGGAGCAGGCGGTCGTTCCCGGGCAGGCGGTGACGCTGACGGCCGGTTGCGACAAGACGGTTTCGACGTGCCGGGGGCGGTTTGCGAACCTTCTCAATTTCCGCGGTTTTCCGCATGTGCCGGGCGCAGATTTCGCCTATTCCTATGTGGATGGCGAGCGTCTGCATGATGGCGGGGCGCTGTTCGAATGAGCGCCGCCGGAGAGCGGATCGTCGCGGTGGCAGAGAGCTGGATCGGCACGCCCTATCGGCATCAGGGCGCAACGCGCGGCATCGGCTGCGATTGCATAGGCTTGATCCGCGGCATCTGGCGGGAGCTTTACGGCGTGGAGCTGGAACCGGTGGCGCCCTATGCGCGCGACTGGGCAGAACGGGGCGGCGAGGACAGGCTGCTGGACGCTGGCATCCGGTTGTTCGGACCGGCACTTGGCCTCGGGCAGATGCAATCCGGCGATCTGCTGCTGTTTCGCTGGCGGTCGGACACGATGGTGAAGCATGCGGGTATATTCGTTGGGCCGTCGTATTTCATTCATGCCTACGAGCAGGTGGCGGTGACACGCTCGGTTCTGGTGCCCTCCTGGCGCCGCAAAATCGCTGCCGTGCACCGGTTTCCGCCGGCAAGGGATGGTTGAAACTTGGCGATGACCGGAGTATAGTCATGGAGTGATGGATGGGGCTGGAACCCCACCCATCAGATTGCTTATCTAGCGAATGAGATCCGGACGGACACTGACCAGCCCGTCCGGGTCACCCTCACGATAAGCGCCATGCCAATTGGCCAAAGCCTCATGACATCACCTCCATGGTTGGAAACAAGGCTCCCTGCCTAAGCTGGCGGAGCCCATCTCCGCCAGTGCGCCGGCTGGCTCGGCGCGTGCTGCATTCTGTTTCCAAACGCCGATACGGTATCACAATTTTAGCGGGTATCTAGGTGGCGGATGTGTGGGCTTGCGTGCCTCTCATCCGGCTGCGTCCTGCGGTCCCTTCTCCCCGCGAGCGGGTTAGGGTGAGGGGCCGCCACCGAGGAGGCAGCCACCTCCCACCCAAAATCCGATAGATCCACAACATGAGCGCGCATCCGGTTCACGACTGGGGCGGCGTGAGGGGTTTTTATGGCGACGATCCTGTTTCAGGCGGCGGGCGCAGCACTTGGCGGGGTATTCGGTCCTGTCGGGGCGATCCTCGGGCGGGCGGCGGGGGCGTTGGCGGGGAGCGTCGTCGATCGGGCACTGCTCGGCGGTTCCTCGACAGTCTCGGGCGCGAGGCTCGCGACGGCGCGTATTCCGGGGGCGGACGAAGGGGCGCCGGTCACCCGGGTTTATGGCACCTCAAGGATCGGGGGCACGCTCATCTGGGCGACGCGTTTCGAGGAGGAGGCAACGCGGGAGCGGAGCGGTGGCAAGGCGACGGGCGGGTCTCAGACGGAAACGTTTCAGTATTTCGCCAGCTTTGCGGTCGGGCTCTGCGAGGGGCCGATCGCCTGCGTGCGGCGCGTCTGGGCCGATGGCCAGGAATTGGACCTGACGGCGATCGAGATGCGCGCTCATGTCGGCGACGAGACGCAGTTGCCGGATCCGCTGATCGAGGCCAAGCAGGGCGAAGGTCATGCGCCGGCTTATCGCGGGCTCGCCTATGTCGTGTTCGACCGGTTGCCGCTGGAGCCGTTCGGCAACCGCATTCCGCTGCTGCAGTTCGAGGTGGTGCGGCCGGTCGGGACGCTAGAGACACAGATCCGGGCGGTGACGATCATTCCCGGCGCGACCGAGCATGGCTATCACACGGTTCAGGTGACCGAGAAGACGGCGGAGGGCAGCGCCCGCATTCTCAACCGCAATACGATGGTGGCTGAGACCGACTGGCAGGCGTCGCTCGACGAACTGCAGGCGCTCTGCCCCAATCTTGAAAGCGTGGCGCTGGTCGTCGCCTGGTTCGGGACGGATCTGCGTGCCGGGCAATGCCGCATTCTGCCGGGTGTCGAGGTGGAGACGCGGCGTGACGAGAGTACGGCATGGTCGGTTGCCGGGGTGGTCAGAAGCGCGGCGCATCGCGTCAGTTCGTCGGGAGGCGGCCCGGCCTATGGCGGCACGCCTGGGGACGCGAGCGTGCTGGCTGCGATCGCGGATCTCAAGGCGCGTGGGCTGAAGGTCTTTCTCTATCCGTTCGTGATGATGGACATCGCGCCGGGCAATGGTCTGGCCGATCCCTATGGTGAGGCGGAGCAGGCGAGCTATCCCTGGCGCGGGCGGATCACCTGTCATCCGGCAGCGGCACTGGCGGGGACTGCCGACAGGACCGCGGTTGCGAGGACGCAGGTCGAGGCTTTTGCCAACGGGGCGGACGGCTATCGGCGGATGGTTCTGCACTATGCGGGGCTCGCCAGTACGGCCGGGGGCGTCGACGGGCTGGTGATCGGATCGGAACTGCGGGGGCTGACGCAGATCCGCGATCAGACCGGTGCGTTTCCGTTTGTCGAGGCGCTGGTGACTTTGGCATCGGATGTGCGGGCGCTTGTCGGACCGGCGACAGCGCTGACCTATGGCGCCGACTGGAGCGAGTATTTCGGCTACCACCCGCAGGATGGCACAGGCGATGTGCTGTTTCATCTCGATCCGCTCTGGACCTCGCCTCATATCGATGCGGTCGGGATCGACAATTACATGCCGCTCGCCGACTGGCGCGACGGGGATCTGGCGGCGGCAAATCCGGATGGGTTCCGGTCCTGCGACGACCGGGCGGCGATGGCGGCGCAGATTGCGGCGGGCGAGGGCTTCGACTGGTATTATGCAAGCGACGCCGACCGAGCGAACCGGTTGCGCTCGCCGATCACGGACGGGTCGGCGGGCAAGCCCTGGGTGTATCGCGCCAAGGATCTCGAGGGCTGGTGGGGCAACCGTCACTATAACCGGGTGGGCGGCGTGGAGAGTGCGGCGGCGACTGCCTGGTTGCCCGGGATGAAGCCGATCTGGTTTACCGAACTGGGTTGCCCGGCTGTCGACAAGGGCGCCAACCAGCCGAATGTGTTTGTCGATCCGAAATCGGTGGAAAGCAGCCTGCCGTATTTCTCGTCCGGCGGACGATCCGACAGCCAGCAGCGACGGTTCCTCGAAGCGCATCATGGCTGGTGGCAGGGCGAGGCGGCACCCGCCGGCATGGTCGATCCGGATCGTGTGTTCGTCTGGACCTGGGACGCGCGGTCGTCTCCTGCCTTTCCAGACGACCTGACGATCTGGAGCGACGGCGAGAACTGTTCTCACGTATTGGCAGCTTTTCCACAAAAACAGAAGGAGTCATTTTGACCCCCTTAGTCCTAACCTGTTTCTTATCCTCGGGGGTCTTAGGGCAGACAGCCCCCAGCCTGAAAAAAATTCGAAAAAAAATCCGCCTTTGATCCAACAACAAATTGTTGTGGGATCAAAGGCGGATTTCATCGACCATGGCCGATGTTCTCTGCAATGTAAGCTTTGAGTATCCAACCCGTCTCGCGCATGGCTTCCAGCCATCCGTGATATTAGGGTATAGACTACTAGAAATTATGCAACGGCTTTTTCGAAAACGGTATCCGGATACTTGTTTGATAGCGACTGGTTCTTCACCCGATGCTTTTTGCAGAGGATATGCTCAACGTAGGCTAACGGCGACGTACGATCTCGCCAGCGTTTTAGTTAGCGTGCCAACCACGCCAAGCCAATACGCATTTAGTTACCTCGGGCGCAAAGACCGGTGCCAGGCCCTGGAACGAAGCCTTGCCAGAAAACACGATGATCAAGCGTCGAATATCGACCACGTCACGTTCCGTACAAGCGATATCGAGGCGACACGCGCTTTTTTCTTGAGGCACTCCTCGGGGTAACCGTCGGCTATCAGCCGCCGTTCTCGTTTCCCGGGTACTGGCTCTATGAAGGGTCGGACCCGATAATCCACCTCATTCCCGGCGATGGTGAAATGCCCCCCTGGGGCGCGGAAATGCTGGACCACGCGGGCTTCCGAATGGATGATTACTCGGGCACGCGAGGCAAGCTGGATCGCCTCGGCATCCGCTATCAAACAATGGACCTACCTGATTTGTACGAGCGGCGGCTATTCGTGCACACGGCTGGAGGAATTCTAATGGAGCTGGTCTTTCGGTCCAATGCCGAGAGAGAGGCGTAACGCTAGGGGCTGGCTGGCGGAAAGTCACGTTGAGGAAATGCAGCCCGACGGCGCCCCGCTGATTTCGGTGGGCCGAAATATCGCTTGATCCGGGGTACGTCTGTGGGATCGAGCCGCCTTGACAAGGTTTGCGCAGTTGACGAACGCAGAAGAAAGCCCACCTAAGTCCGACGAAGCATCGGAAGAAGATCGGGCGGCAGACTCGATGGGATCAACCACTTATAGGAGCGAGCTGGCTCGGCTTCAGACAGATTTGGCGAAACTCCAGAAGGACATCGCTGCCCAAATCTCTATCTCATCTAAGGCGCGTTCGGAGTCTTCAAAGAAGGCTGCGTTGGCAGCTAGGTCCTCCTCTGCGTCGTCTCGCAGCTCATATACGAAGGCGGCGGAGGGGGAGCGAAACAAAGCCGCCGTTGCCGAGAGAAAGATCGCTGACCTTCAGGGCAAAGTAGCGGCGGTTGTTTCCAAGCAGCAAAAAGCGGAGGCAAGGCTCACATCCGCCCTAAAGAGCGAGCGCGGGGAGGCTGAACGGAAGGAAAAGCAGGCCAAACGAGAGGAAAAAGCCGAACGTGACAAGCTTGCGCGGGGTGATGACGCGAGAAAACGCAAGGAGAAGTCGGAGGCGGACGCACGCAGCCGAGACGATGCTCGACGGCGGCAGACCGAGAAAAGCCACGCCCGCGAAATAGGTCGCCTTTCCATGTTTACCGTACGGCATATAATCGAACGCCAGCCGGAGCCGGAGAAGCTGAGAGTCCTCTATCTCACCTCGAGCCCTAACCTTGATGATCCACTTAGAGTGGATGCCGAGGTGAACAATGTCCTCAAACGAATGCGATCGGTCAAGCACCGTGACCTGATCGAGCTTCACCACAGGCCAGCGGCAACGCCGGAAGACCTCCTCAATGGGTTGAACGACCTAAGACCGCACGTCATCCATTTCTCAGGGCATGGTAACGGCGACGGACTGCTCTTCGACGACGCGTTGATCGAGACGCCGATCGGGCAGATGATGGATTTCACCCGGCTACGCCGTATTCTGGAAGCTACGAACTTCCCTCCTACGCTGCTTGTACTCAACGCTTGCCGGTCACTCGAAGGGGCCGCGGTGTTGCTCGAAGCGGTGCCGGTTCTGATCGCGATGCCGGATTCGGTCGCGGACTTGTCTGCCAGCCTTTTCGCCGGGCATTTCTACTCCGCTATCGGTGGCGCACAGTCCGTCGGTCATGCGGTCGCGCAGGCTCGGGAAATGATCGAACAAGCTTTGCCGGGCGAACCGGACCTCATCGAAATAAGGGCTGCGAAAGGGATCGACGTTGATACGCTGATCCTCGTCTCGGAATTGCGATGAGCGTCATTATGAGCCACTACCGGTATTTATCAGCGATCGCCGGAGAGGCGGCAACTTGACGGCGATTCAACACAGCCTGTCACTCGAATCGAACGGGAACCGGTCCACTCGCAGCTTCTGGATAGACAGACGGCATATCTGGTATCAGCGTTTGTGAATTCTGTACATTTCAGACAACGACCTGTCTGAAGTCAGGTTGATCTCATTTACGCCGAGTTCGAAAGACTGGCTGAAGTCTTTACCGCTAGCCAGGCCGCGATAGAACCCGACGGAAAACGATGTCGCCGCGCTGTCGACGACGGAACCGTCGCAGCCTATGACGATCGGGATATGCTTTGCAATCGCCTCGGCCAGCGCATTCGAGTAACAGCAATTCAGCACCACGCACTGCAATTCGCTTTTGAATATTTTCATCAAATCGGCGAGCGCGTCCGGTTCAACGGGGTAGGCATTGCCTCCATCATCCTCAAAAACGAGCCAGCTTCCAGTGTCGCCGTGGCCACTGAAGTGAAGAATAGTTGGTTTTGCTTTCAGCATGTGCCTTTGCAGATCGGAAACCCTGACAGCAAATTCCGTGTCTATCTGCAACGGGCGTTCTCCGATGCTTTCGATCTGGCGCTTGATTTCCCTGTTCTCGGCGTTGACTCGTAGGACTTCTTCGTCCGCAGGGCTCGCGCCGAGCATCAGAATCTTCATGGCAGGCGTTTTTCTATGGCTGCCTTCCTGTTGGAAGCCGTCCTCTTTGAAGAGGTTCGGTGTCTCTCCTGCGAGATCGATTCTTTTGAACCGTCCATAAAGGGGTTTTCCAGCTGCCATGCCGTATAGACGATCGCGGACAGCGGGATTTGTCTTGAAAGCCTCGACCGCGATTTCCTCATAGCTTGGAGAATCGCCAGCGAATTTCGCGAAGTGATCCAGAAGTCCCTCGCGCACTATAGGATCGGTTTCGTCTTCGTACCAAGGGACGGTCACGGTATCGAGGCTGTCATACCAGACATCCTTCAACGTACTGGCCAAGCCGCTCCTAGCCTCGGCCTCAAGATCGTCCGACCCCTGGAGGATGAACTCGTGTCGTCGCTTGACATCTCCGTTCTCCGCCGCCAGGAGGCTATACACCTTCGCGCGGACGTTGACCGGCTCGCGATCAAGATTGGTAAGGTCGACGCCGAGGTCGGCGGCTGACAGCAGTGAGTTCTCAAGAATAGCCCACACGCTGTATTGCTTCACGATCGCATCGTCGTGCTTTCCAAGGGCCTGCACGATTTGCTGGTTCGTGAATTTCGGATCGAACAGGTTTTCGACAGCCTTGTCGATTCCGACCGTGATCAACGCCAGTTTCAGGACGTCGGGCGCTGCTCGTTCGATATTGATGCGGACCCCCGTTAAATCCAGCCGGCTTGGATGGGTGTTTTGGAGGGCGCCAAGCGCTATGATCTCGCGCGGCAACACGGTGATCCTGTTGGCGTCCTTCAAGGTCTTGCTATCGATTTTGAAGAGCGCTGCGACTGCGGACCCGGCAATTTCTGGATTGTCTCGGTGAGTCTCGATCGACTGCAGCACGCCATTGAGGCTGTAGTCTTTGCGACCGAACTGCGCGATTGCATTCAGGCACCAGCGAACAACTTTCATGTCCTGGCTTACCCTTATCAACAGGCCAGATATTATGGTCTCGATGTTCGTCTTGATGGGTTCGCGGAGGCCTGAGCCGCGGCGGTATTGACGGCAGATTTCCTGCAACGCGACTTTTATCCGGCGGGGTTCACCGGACTCCAGCTCCATCTTCAGAAACTGAGCGTAAATAGGATCGATCGGGGGTTTCAATGTGTCGAACCCAGCTTAAACCGCTTGGGCGTATCGACGCTCCAGGGCCACCTGCGACCATGGATCGAAGTCCTCGAGGTGATTGGGCGTCGTCGTTACGTCGAGCCATCGAAGGTCGTTGAGTGAGAGCCTGCGGCTCGTCGGCTCGAACCATTCGGGACAGGTCAGGCGGATGAAGGCCACATATGCCGGCGACTTGCCGTGCTGGTGAGAGACGCATACGGACTGGATCGTAGGCCTTACGCCGTCGCCGTTGAAAATTTCGAAGGAATTGGAGATATCGAGATCAGTTAGGACTGCTGTCGTAGCACTTTCCATGATCCCGTAATCATCCTGGTTGAAAAAGGTCCGGTAGTCAGCGTGGACGACGTTGGAGAAGCCAACGGTGCGCTTGTTAGCGAAGCTGTCACGATCGTCGCGGTAACGGCCGACACGATATGAGAGGACTTGGTCGCCGCGGACGACCATCGCAAACGTCCAGAGGAAGACGATGTCGGGGGAGGCGTCCTTGGGGTCCGCATACAGTAGTAGGCCTTTCGCTATTGCCTCATCAAGCCAGCGATCTCCTTCGCCGCAGTCGATATTGGGCGAATTCAGCATTGCTAGGATCGGTCCGCGCGAGAGGTCGCGAGTACGCCGCCTTGCGGGGAACGGCACCCTGAACTTCTCGGGTATTAAGGGATCGCTCTGAAATTCAGTCAGGAAAAAATACCCCGGTTCCGTGCGATAGAAGACAGAATTCCGCTTGTTCTTGAGGATATCTTCGCTGAGCCTCGCCTGGAGCGTCTTATGCTGCGTCTTGCCGTGAAGGTGTGGTGGGACGATGTCAGCGCGATAGGCAGCGTCCAGCATAGCCTTCGCCGTCAATGGTCGCCTGGCTTCGCGCAATATCCGCTTAGCAATTTCGAGATATGATTCCACGGAGCGGCTGCCTAAATATGCCCCGCCTCTGATCTTCTGGTCCAGGACGGTGGGACTTCCATTGCGTGACGATAGACTATGCAGTGCCCTGCTCCAATTCAAAAAACTTGTAAGATGGCCTGAAAGCGATATCTCGTGGATATGTTGGAGTGCGTTTTGAGGCGTATCTCGTGCCGACTTCGCCCTGTCGCCGGCGAGAACGCTTATGGAACGAGGGGAGGCACCGATGAAGGTTGGAGTAACGGGCCATCAGAAGCGGGTCGGCATCGACTGGCACTGGGTTCGTCAGCAGGTCGATCTGAACCTTGATCGCCTGTCTGCGCCTTTGGAAGGCTACTCGTCCCTTGCAGAAGGGAGTGATCAGGTGTTTGCCGAGGCGATGCTGGATCGTGGCGGGACCGTCGTTGCCATAATACCTATCTCCGACTACGAACGATTTTTTGCGGCTAACGCACTTCTTCGTTATCGAAAAATGCTTACGAAATGTCAGGCGATAGAGATGGCCTCCGGAAATAAACCGGAACAGGCGTTTTTCGACGCCGGGTGTTTCATTGTGCAAAATGTGGACCGATTGATCGCCATCTGGGACGGAGAACGCTCCCGAGGCTTCGGTGGGACGGCCGATATCGTGAAGTACGCCCGTGATAGCTCGGTTCCGGTGACCATCATTGACCCGATCACGCGCGCTGTTCGCGACACCGACTGACATCAGCTCAACACCGCCAACGGATCGCCGAAGAAACAGTAAGCCGCATAAGTGTCCTTACCTGAACCTTGGACGTACGCTTTGGCCCGCACTCGTGAAAAGATGTTTGCAAGCGGTGTCGTCGGATCACGCTCTAAAGCCTCGTAGAACTCAAGTGCTATGTCGTGGGCCACTGAGTCTTCCACGCTCCAAAGCGGCGCTATGACCGCTCTAGCGCCTAGCGTAATGAATTGCGAAGCGAAGCCGCCCGGCCCTACAAGTGCTGGACTGCCACGGCCGACTTCACAGGCGTTGAGGAAAACGACTGGAGCCTTGGACCGGAAAGCCGCCGCTATCCCTTCAATGCCTCTCAAGTTCCCTGTCGTCAGTTCGTCGCTGTCATCAAGGTCGATGGCCTGACCGTCCAAGGCTTTGTCTTTGCCGTGACACACGAAATGAAGAAGCGAATATTTCGACACCAGTGCAAGCGCGACGGCCTCAAAGTCCGCCGGACGCACTATCGGGCCTCGGAATTGTCCCGAGACAAGTTCGGCTTCCTTCTGAGCGTTTATCAAGACGTTGCCACCGGCATACTCGGGGGCGATCACAATTGATTCATCGATCGAAATCTTCCGCGACGGCGATTGCACCTTGAGAATCCATCGACCGATCGCAAAGTCGACCCCGATTGGATTCGCCCTTTCCTCCAAGCCCGCAGCTGTTTGTCGGGTCGGGACCATAAGCTCCCATGGAATATAGGCCTCCTCGCTGACAATCGCGATGCTGGTCAAGGGCCGGTTTCCATCAATCAATGCCCAAAAGGCGCGACGGAAGTTTTCCGGGGCAGCTTCGAACAGGAGCTTTCCAGCTCCTACAAGCTCGGCAATCATCTGGGAGCTTTTGGTCGACGCGGTGAACTTGTTCATGAATCCGCTGACGAGGCTTTGGGCGCTGCTTGGGAGGTTCCAGTCGGAGGGCCCAATATCCGACAGATGCGGGGATGAAACCGTGCAGAAGAATTGCCGTCCATCGTTTGTGGGGTTGCTGATTATGGTCACTGTCAAACTAGCAGGATCGACGACGGCGGGCTCCACGTTGAAAGCCACCGCCGCCAAAGCGACTATCTCTACAGGTGTCCCATCGAATTTAACCGAGCGAGCGATTTTCCCGCACGGACGCCCGTTTACTGAGAAAAGCGCCGTTATTGCAGGCGACGTGATATCGTCGTCAGGAACAGCTGCCACTCTCAGGTGAAAGCTTGCCATGTCGATACGTTTGGCTTTGCTGTCGAATAGGAAAGTCGCGACACCCGAGCCCACGATCTCAAAGTGTTTTGTCGTGAAAAGCTGGACCAGCACCTCGGTTCCGTGAGGGGCGCCGACCTTCTCACCGAACTCACCGGCTGCGAAATCATGATTATCGAGATAGACGTCAACGACGATCAAGTCGTCACGACTACCGGCGGGGGTTATATCTAGATGCGGAGTGAGGTACGCCGTCGGGTCGGACCCAGCAATATCCGGGGAAAGGCGTTCGGCCAGATAGCCACCAAAGTAGTCTTCCCGCCCCACCCGCATTCCCTTGTTAGATGATGCTCGCACTGACCTCTTTCGGCTAGGGGCGGGGGTATAGCTGTGCGTTCCAAAACCGGACTTTGGCAGTTCGGGGAACTCATAAACGGTTTCAAGATCGGCTTTCCGTTTCATATATGCTGCGAGGGACACTGCAGCCAGTTGTTTTGCTTTCGCTGTTTGTCCCTTTTTAAGCAACATCTCACTGATAGCCACGAGAGTCGCGTAGACGAGGACAAAGCCGGTATCCGACTTTGCCTCTTCGGTTAGGAGTCTCAGCGCCGTGTCAAGTCTGTCTGACCTGGCCAGCAATTCTGATCTTCGGATGACCTCAGCTAATTCCGGCGTCATCTCGGGGCGTGTTTTTTTCAAATCAAAACCTCCTTTTTATCAAGACGCCCGTTCTCGTTGAAGTATCGCACGCCGACGGAAGGGCCATCGAAGTCCAAGACTGCAAAGCCCATATACGCCCAGTGCTCGCCGAGCTTCGACGTGATGAAATCCATATCTTGAAATGACGCCGGGGCTAGCAGAGCGCCTTTGTCCGCATAAACGGGCACGCCTCCGTGCCCGATCAGCCGACCGTACCGGACGTTTTCGTGAGGCTCGAACAGCATGCAGCGGTGTTCATGCCCCCAAAGCGCGGCGTCGATTTTCCCTGCTTCGAGGACTCTGCCAAGCTTAGCCCTGAGAACCTTGCCGACGTTCTCTCCGCTTTCCCGACTGCTGAAAAGCTGATGATGGCTGAGGAGCACGGTTTTGAGGCCGTCCGCCATTGTCATCGCCGTAACCCAGTCCGATTGAGGGTCCTTCAAGCCATTGTCGTCCCACGCGGTATCGAGACCCAGGAGCTGCCAATGGTTGTTTGCGAGCCGGAAGAAGCTCGACTTGCTTTGCCTGGCGAACCGGGGGTCGCCCAACAGATAGTCAAAATACCCGAAGCCACCCGAGTACATGTCGTGGTTTCCATTAAGGCACCAGGAGCCGACCCTATCGTGCTCCTCCGGTTTTACGGGCCAGTAGGGAAGAAATCTGTCCCGGTACTCGTATTCCCATCCCGAATAGTAGACGTCGCCAAGGTGGACCACGTGGCATTCGGCACCTTCCGCAAGCGACGCCTCGACATGCTTTCGCATCTCGAGTGCGTTTCGCTGCGCGCGAGGAATCCCGCTTCCCCAGTCGCCAACCACTATCAGCCTGCATATATCGCCGACGACTACGGTAGGGGCCGGCTCCGAGTTGAAGGGATGAGGCTTTTTAAAGCGCGCGATACCCATGGCGACAAGAGAACTGACCCAGCCCGGGTCGGATACCGAAAACTTATCAAAGACCCGGCGTTTCCCATGCGATGGTGTAGGTATGCCAATAAGTTTGCGATCTGTGACGATCGGCATCTCCACGTATCCGCGTCGATCGCCGCGTTGTTTGTCGACGAAGGGTCTCAGGGGCGAAGCATTTTCCATGCTACCAGGGTCGTCGAAATAGAATTCCAAGGCGCTCTGGATATTGCTCATGACCGGATCGCCGCTGATGAAGGCCTGGTTTCGCTCATCGATCCCGTCGCCGCGGCGCTGGCTGTCGATCACGGCTGCCGGTCCCGCGAATTTCTCGTTTTTGATCGCTTCTTCGATCAGCTGCGCTGTTTCTTTAAGGTCTGCGGCATCGACCTCGGTGCCCAGCGATGAAAGGCCGCGGCGTAGCGGCGAACTTCTCGATTGGATGTGCTTCTGTATGATCTCCGCCTGACGCAAAACGAAGTCACGATTCAAAGTTTCCGCAATCATCTGTTCAACCTCGCTTTCCCAAAGATGTCACGTTTGATCGATTGACATACTCAGTCGTCGTTGACCCGTTCGGTGTTGACGATGCATCCAGCTATTCGTTTAGACGACCTTGCGGGACGCGAGTGGAGAGGTAGACCTCGAACCGGTCGTATTCGACGGAAATCGCTGATGTTCTCTATGTCTGATATCGTTGACACGGGCAGCCACCTTGGGGACCACCAGCGGGATTGTCTCGCCGATGGGAAATGAAGAGCTTCACAAGATACGCTTTTTCTCCGCCAGCTGTCTGTAGTGGGCTCCGAGAGCGGTCAATCGACAGCCCGTCGAGTTGATTGCGGCCTCCCACATGTGGTCGTAACCGACGGGGCTCACCAGCCCGTGTCTGTTGCAGGTTTGCAGCTCGCGGTAGACGCGTTCTTTGGACACATCGACCGCCACATCGGCGAGACGCTCGGTCTCTTGACCTCTGTTCGGCTCGCATGACGGGTCGAGCGGATAGGTAGACGTACGGTCTGGAAAATACTCAGGCAGCCTTCTCAGCGACTGCAGCGGGACCTTAGGCTCAACGGAACGTAAGACGACGAAGGTATGGACGTTAGCCTTGTAGACCGGTCGCTGGCCCCACGCGCCAAGGGTTTGGTCAACATGCGCGTAAACGGATGCCGGAGTTATCCGGCCGCATATGTCGGCCGAGCCTCCCTGGATTGCGTCTATAAGAATTTCCGAGAAGACGCCATGGCCACCGATTTCGTCGGCCGTGCCAGAGCGATTGGTGGCGGTGAGGATCGTGACTCCGTTCCCAATCAGCGAAGCCCCGTCGGCAGTAAGCCCTGCAACCTCACCCGCGTAGCCGGAGTGACAGCTGTCCAAAATGATGACCGTTGATTTGATGAGTGGGTAAGCCTTGTTGGCCATGGCAAGGACCTCGCTGAGCGAAACGCCCCACGATCCCTTCTTTCCATCCTGAGAAACGATGTAACCAGCATTAGACTCGACATTTATCAGCCCGTGGCCCGCAAAATAGAACAGAACGGTTTCGGCATCGCCTTCGAATAGCTCCGACAGGGCGTCCTGTATGAGTTCTGTGGTGACTTCTTCCTCATTGCTGGTCAGCATCCTGACGGAGAAGTTCGGCGAGCCGTCGCCGTTCGCCTCGAGGAGGCCGCCGACGACAATCGCATCGTTGACGCAGCCTCTGAGCGGATATTTCCGGTAGTCGTCGATACCAACGACCAGCGCCCTTTTCATCAGCGTCCACCGTTGATCAAAATCTTCAAGTTGTCCCAGGTCCAGACGTAGACCTTATCAGTTACTTTTGCCTGTAACGGCTTCACGCAAGTTTTTCCTGAATATCCGTTGAGCAAGAAATACGGCTTGGATTCCTCCTGCGCAATGTTAATCTCGGCGCTTACTCCCGTGGCCGTATGCGTGTGCATCCCGCATATTACTGCCACCACGTCGATAGACCTGATACGTGTCCGCGCCTTGTCTTTCCATCTAGAATCGATTGCTTCCTTGATCGACCAATCGGCAAATTCGAACGGTGTATCGGAATGCTTCGCTTGACCCGCAAGCATTACCTTCAGGTCAGAATCGTGGTCGTAGTCGAAGCTGATAAATACCCTGGTTTTCGCCATGATGAACGGTCTCCTCGGCTCATCCTAACGAAACCCAGGGTCACTTAAAACTACCATTGCGCTAAGTTTATCTCATTATACACGCAATGTTCCAGTCGTGGTGGCGGTGCAAAAGTACCAGATTTATGCCCGAGGGCGGTGCAGATTCGCAAAAGTCACAGGTGGAGGGGGCGGCTTTTGACGCGGCGTGATCGTCGCGCCAACAGGCCTCCTGATTAGGCCGCGTCAGCGTCTTCGCTATAGAACGGATAATCCGTGTAACCGACTTCTGAGCCCCCGTAGAACGTTGTCCTGTCTGCGACGTACAGCGGCAGTTGCCGCCGAAAGCGCTCAGGTAAGTCTGAATTCGCTATGAAGTGACGCCCGAGCGCCACCATGTCGCTATCTCCGCTCTCGATATGGGCCTCGGCTGAACCCAGCTCGAAGCCGGCCACGATGATCGGTCCCTTGAACAGTGGACGCAAATGCTTTGCGCCGACCGGGCCGCCATCGCGACCTAACCAACAGGCCATTCCTGCTGTCAAATACCTACTTAAAATCGGCGTACGCCGCTTTAACGTCCGCACCTGTTACACGGCGTCATGTCCCATAGGTCGGCGATAAACCTATCGACGCTGTCAAGCCATTCCGATACGACAAACTCGCCCGTAGCCATCATTCGGGCGTGCTTCCGATGAAGAACTGGACATGCGAGCGGTTATAAATATCGCCCTTCGAGGTCTAGGTGATGAGGGTTTGCTGTTCGAATTACTCGAATGCGAATTGGACCGCACCTACTTCGAGGTCGACTTAGGTGACATAGATGTCTTCGACCCCGAGGATTTCGATCAACCTGATTGATGGTCCTGCGGGCTACCCGCGTCGAGCGCCACGGATGAGAAACCCGGGCTGTCGGCGTCCGCCACCAAGGGGCCGGTTTCCGCAGGATATCTGTCGAGAACGTTCATGACCTCTGCGGAGCTCATGAGGCGTGCTTCCATCAAAAATTCGGCGAGCGCGTGTAGCGCTCGGTGCCGGAGTTCCAGAATTGCCTTCGCCCTCTTCAATTCGCTGTCGAGGAGTTGGCTGACCGCTACGCGGAGCACCGGGTCGGTGCCAAGCAACCGACCCAAGTCTCGTTCCTCGACAGTGTTTATGGCGAGTGTGCTCCCCATTCCGAAACAGGCCTCGACCTTAGTTGCCAGCGCGGTCGCAATGCCCAAATCCGATCTTGGATCGCCCGTCGCCGCTTCCGTGAACTCGCCAAAGACCATTGTTTCCGCTGCGAGACCAGCAAGAAACATCGCTATGTGACCCAAGAAGAAAGACCTTGTCTTCATAGGAAAGCTCAGCGTCGCGAACTGTGTCCCACCGAGAGTATCAACACCTTCGGAAAACACCTTATCATTGATACTGATCTCTTGAAGCTCCATACCAACTTGAATGCCGACGATGGCATGTCCAGCTTCGTGGTACGCAGCCACCCGCATATGTTCCATGGGAAGATCAATCAGCGGCTTGGCGACCTTGACGATATGGTCGAACCCAAACGGCGCACCCTGTCGGCGGGCGGCGCGGCGGCCATCCCTGACGAGTTGCTTCAACCCAGCACCAGACATTCCCGCAGTCGAACGCTGGAACTGGTCCTCTTGGTCGGACGGAACGGTAAAGCTGGCGTGGAACTGAAATATTCGCTGACGGGTGGTCGCATCGGGGAGGGATATGGCGAAATGGCGGTCAAGCCTTCCAGGGCGCAGGAGTGCAGGATCGATGTTCTCCGGATGATTAGTAGCGCCGATAACGACTACCCCGCTGCGACGGTCGAAGCCGTCAAGTAATTCCAGCAATGCGTTGATAACCTGGCGCTTGTAGTCAGAGTGTTGACTATCGTTAATCGCTCGGCTTCCGATTGCGTCGAGTTCATCGATGAACAACAATGCCGTGCCGCGGGATTGCGCCTCCCTGAAACTTTCCCGCATGGCTTTGAGAAGGTCGTTCAAGTAGCCGCAGGCTTGCCATTGGGCGGCCGACGCCACCACGATCGGGAGGCCGCAGGTCCGAGCCAACGCCTCGGCAAAAAGCGTTTTGCCGGTTCCCGGCGGACCGGATATCAGCGCGCCGGTATCGACGTCATCCCACGAAACAAGGCCCGCCCTGAAATCGGCTAGATCGCGCGCAAGCTCAAGACCCCAGTCTCTCGCCGAACCCAAGCCGCTGAGGTCCTCAAGCGTGGGTCCGCTGGTAGGCGTTGTCGCTTTCAGCGCTGGCGTCTGAGCCGCCGTTTCCCGCAGACGGCGCAGGCCGACCATTACGGGGCGATCGGGCTGGAAGGCATATACCAACCGCGTCCAAGATTCAGATGCAATCATCTTTTCGTCTTCTCGGGTCACGACGTGACCGTACCTGCGGAAAACCGCTGTAATCTGGTTCGGTGTCGGCTTCGGAATCGCCGTTACGACATCTGCGAATAACCTGACCTCCTCATCGATGTCGTCGAGTTGTGAACACAGGAGAATTCCTTTGCCGTCCTCGGCCGCGCGCCGGAACACATGAAGGTCGGTCGGCCTGTCATTTTTCTTATGCTTGATGGCCTGGACGAACGGCTCATGGTATCCTTTCGATCCCAGCGCTTGCCGAAGGAAGAGGCGGCCGGCGTGAGCGAAGGTGTCGATCGCATCCGGGGTCTCAACAACGAGGACTGCGAGACTTGACGCTTTCACTTTCACATGGTGCCGAAGCGCCGCCACGATACCGCAATATGCTAAATGGATCGGAACGGTCGCGTTGGACTGGCCGGTCGTGTCGCCCAGCCTCCACAGAGAATGGCTTTGGGCTCTAGGCCCGCTACGCTTTGACGAGTTCTGCAAGGTCGACCACCAGATTTGGAATGAAGGTTCTCCGCGAGTCCTCGCTCGGATAGCCGAGCGGATTGCATACCACTCTTGTCTGCCCGATCATGTAGTCGCTCGGAGAGTGGATATGTCCGTGTACCCAGAGCAGTGGCTCATATGAGAGGATGCGATACTCGAACCGAGACGCGAATGATGGCGTCAGGGCGTCTTTTAAAAAATGCCGAGGAACCGACAGCATGCTCGGCGCGTGATGGCTGACGATCACGGTCGGCATTTTCGACCGGGTCGTGTAAACGTTGGCTATGTCGACGGCGGCGACGTGGTGGAGGCGTAGGCTCTCCTGTGGCGTAAATTTTTTGAACGGGGTCTTGGAGAGTTTTATTCGCTGGTAGTCGTTGAGCTCTTCCCGAGCTATATTCATCGCCAACCGTGGCTCGTTGTGCAGACCGAAATCGGTCCAGAGAGTTGCTCCGATAAACTGGTAGCCATTAAGGATGACGGAGTCGCCATCCAGCAGAAACAGGTCATTGTAGCCCTCTGCCAGCTTATATCCGTTCGCCAGGCCCTCCTTTATCGAGGCTCGATAGTATTCGTGGTTTCCGGGTACGAAGACGACCGGCATGTGGCGAGCGACATGTTCGCCTAGCCACGTGATACTGGCGACGACACCGCCATCGAGAATGTCGCCAGCACATATGCAAACGTCGGCGTCAGGAACCTCCATCAATCGAAAACCTGCATCCACTTCAAGATGGAGGTCCGAGAAAATCCAAGCTCTCATCGCTGCACCTGATAGCGCTGCTCCCAGTAACCCGGCTCAACTTGCTCGCCGAGTTCGTACCAGCGGGAGAACGAACGCGCGATACGCTCGTTGGGATCAAGGTAGTACAGCTCGCTGGAATAGAGGGGCTCTCCGTCGGGAATCGTCGGATGGGAAGTGGGTAAGCCAATGAGGCAGGGAACGCCTCGCCTTGCCACGCTCCAGTGGTCAATTCGGGTGATTGGCGCGCTAACGGAGATGGAGAAAACCTCCAGTTCATCAGCAAGCTGTCTTAGTCGTTGGACCAGCTGAAATCTGGTCATGCCAAACCACGCGAGTGACGATGCATCATTCACGGCAAACCCTCCTTATTTCGATTGTGGTCCGAGCGCGACGTTCAGTCCGAAAGCGATTTCAAAAACTCGCATTTAGACGAATCAGTGATAGCCGTCGTTCGCTTCGATGCCTTCTGAACTCGCAAATGACGTCATAGATGCATCTATAGTGAGTCTATGAAGAAATGGAAGACTTCATAGCGAAGAAAATTGACTTTCGGTTTAGAAGCCGGCCCTTGGTTTTTATGACGACGCTCCTTTCCGCCGAGGCCCTTCGAGCAGCCCGCGCACTTGTTGGACTCAGCCAACGGGAAGCGGCCGCCGAAGCATCGATGACTCAAAAAGCTGTCTGGATAGCCGAAAGCGATACCAGACTTGGCATTTCCGCCAACACCAAGCTCAAAACGTTCTACGAGAAAGCGGGTATTGAGTTTCTGGGCACCGTCGATCTTGCCACTGGACGTACGACGGGGCTCGGTGCGCGGTGGCGGTCACCACCGCAGCTACCGCTACTGCCTCTGACGGCACCAGATTTCCACCCAGAACGCACAGGCGTCGCCTTCGGTGCAGCAAGGGCTGTTCTCAACAAGAAACAGTCCGAGATCGCCGACCTGTCCGGCCTAACTCAGCGAAAATTGGGGTTTCTGGAATCAGGTATATGGATCGACCAGCCGTCACTACTTCGCCTGAGGTCGTTCTACGAACGCGAGGGTATTACGTTTCTCGGATGGGGAGATGTTACCTCAGGCTTATTTTACGGCGTAGGCGTCAGGTGGGAAGCGAAGCTCTTATCAAGTCCGCCTTCGTAGATTTGATGGGTCGTGGCAGCCGGAAACGGACACAACGATTTCATGGTGAGCGCCGCATGCGATTCTCGCAGGCCATCTGCAGCTCGCTAGAGGCTTTCACGGAAACACTACCGTTCTGCCTCCTCAAGGCATTTATCGTGCAACCGCTTGTTTTCCCTGAACAGGGCTGTCGCATTGGCCACGGCCGTCTCTGATGTCCAAGCCTGCCGCACTCTACTTTTGACATGGCATATTCATTATCCCCAGGCGCTCGGGGAGCGATGGAGTTATCCGCCCGCTGCGAGGAACAGCTGTGACATCGCGGTTACATCGGGCGCCCGACCAAAACCGCTCCGCGACGGCCAGAGATTTGTGGCCCTCGAAGACGTCCGTGGCCGATGGAGCTGAACGGTGGCAACCGACGATAGGGGAACTGCGGCCTGCTAGGCGAGGGGCGAGCCGGAAGCGGGCGGATCCGACATCGCAGTAACGCGGTCTGGTGGCCGATGTGATGCACGGGCAGGTTTTTAAGTTCCGCCCGTAGGATACGCGGCACGCTCCGCAGTCGCTATCCGGTCTTGCGCCGGGGAAGTCAATGCATTGCCGTGCCGCGCTGATCCTGTCTGTAGACTTAACGGATCATGGACGGGGTTGTTCCACTTGTTGTCGTTCTGCACACATGCGAAGCCGCGTCATTTACATAATCTGAATGACTTAATTGGCCTCAAGAGTTGTGAATTTCACAAGGTGAGGTTCAAGCATCCCACGCGTGATCTCCACGCCAAGGCCAGGTTCATTAGGGACGTCTAAGGTGCTTCCGGGCATGACTTTCGGTCGCCCCGCCAGATCGAGAAGCGGGTTGGGACCCACATCGAATTCAATGTAAGGGAAAGGGGTCGTTCCACC